CACGTCATCGAGGGTGATGTTGTCCTCGGTGATAGTGGACGACTCTGTCTTCTCGACGGTTTCCTGACTCGTCTGTTCGTTACTCATTTTCGTTTCCTTTAGGGATAAGGATGGACATGACAAGCGCGTGCATATCCCGTTGCGCGAGCTTGAACTTGATCTCTTCGATGTTCGATGCGCCCTTGTAGTCGAAGACCGGGACTACGGGGGAGAGGGAGCGTACCTTCTCTACCACGACCTTGTACTCGTGCGCGCCCCACAGTGACTTGGCGTATGCCATCCAGGCGTTGTCGCCGGGCTTAGTCATTGTAGAAGGACCTGGAAAATAGGTTCACGAGGAAGAGCTCGTCTTCTTCTTGGGCCTGCGGCGCTTTTGTTTGTACATGGATCAGTTCCTCGTATTCAGCGATCAGGACGTTGAGCCGTTGCTGGAGCTGCGTCAGCAACTCCGCGAGGCGCGCCAGATCGACATTGTTTGGAGCGAGTTTGAAGCGCCGCTCGATGCGCTTTTTCTCCTTGGTAAGGGAGCGAATCTCGGCACGTACCTCTCGCGCGCGCTCTGGGTAGTAGCCGAAGTATCGCCCACCGCCGCCGGAGCCGGTAGGCTCTACGACTGGGGTCGTGCCTGCGATCGTGGCTTTTACACCCGCCCAAGTGTACGAGCCTGGGACCATATTGATGTTGGTGCCGAGCGATGCCGGAACGCCAGCCCATGTATAGGACCCGACCGTCATCGGGATCGCGTTGCCGAACGTAGCCTTCGTTCCTGACCAACTCCAAGCGCCAACATTCATGTTGATGTTGGTGGCGATCGCGGCCTTTACACCGAACCATGAGTAGGCCCCGACTCTCAGATTGATCGCGGTCGGGATGTTTGCTTTCACCCCAGCCCAACTGTAAGCCCCTACGGTCATGTTGATGTTCTTCGCGACCGCGGCCTTGGTCCCTGCCCAGTTCCATGCACCCACCTTCATGTTGATTGCGGTGGGGATGTTCGCCTTGACGCCGGCCCAAGTGTAGGCGCCGACGTTCATGTTGATCGTGGTGACGGCCGCGATGGTCATCGCGACGCCCGCCCATGTCCACGCCCCTACGGCCATGTTGATCGTAGTAGGCCCAGTAGTCGGGACTACGTGCGGGAACTTGAAGTATGCGGATCGGAGTTGTTTGAAGCTCATCGCGGGTTCTCAGTGAGGGAGAGTCCCTTCGACGCGAAGCCGAGGTAGTTCTGGAAGACGGTCGCGTTGAGGTTGCGGCTCAGCTCGCACCACGGATTGAGGTCCGTCGTGAGGCCAGAGGTCAGCGCGAAGTCCGTCGCTGCATTCGTACCGGCGCGGCCATTGTAGGTCCCGGCGACCGTAGGCGCTGCGGCGTGCGCTCCGATATCCAACACGAGTCGCCAGATCTGGTCGATCTGGAGTGCGGTGATCGCGCCCGCACTGATGATCCGTGTCGAGGCAGTCGTGCCGAACTCCGTGCCGCCAGTGAAGGAGGAACTGAGCGTGCCGAGCGATGCGGTCCCACGAACGTCGAACGCACGTAGGCTGTAGGCGATGGTCGTGTTCGTCGAAGTCGCGTTCTCCACGAACCTTGCTGATACATGAACGTCGCCTGCTGCCATCGTGTTCTCCTGAAGTTAATCCAGTGCCTCGGTGGTGTACGAGCCGTCCTTGCCCTTCGTGTGACGGAGCTTGCGGGGCTTCTTCACCGCCTTGATGAGTTCGGCGTGGCTGTCGGTGAGCGCCTTCATGTGCTCGCTGATGTCGGAGCCAGCCTTCCCGCTCGAATCCACGATGACTTGGGTCTGACGATCCGCGTTCTTGTGAGAGGACTCGACCATGTGGCCCATTAGGTCACGCAACAAGTCAGCCTTGAGCTCGCGGATGGATTGCTTGCTCGCCTCGCCGAGCTTCGCGAGTTCCAGTGAGATCGTGGCTCGGAGTTCCTGCACGCGGTCGTTGTGGTCCGTGACGAGCTTCTCGTGCTTGGCGGTGGAGTCCGCGTGGATCTTCGCCATCTTGACCTCGGACTTCTCCTTCTCCTTCTGGTACGCCTGTCCGAGTTTCTGGATGACCTTCTTCGCCTGTCCGAGCTGGGCCTTGAGTTGCTCCGGTGATTCCTGTCCCTGCACGACGAGCAAGCGCTCCGGGTTCTTCACCCCGGCGTCCTGGTACATCTGCTTCGAGATCGCTACGCCGTCCTGCATCGCAGCGGTGTGCTCGTTGCCGAGTAGGAAGGCCGCGGCGATGGACATTTTCTGGGAACGCTCTTGCTCGCCCAGAACGCCACGACCGCCGACGACGGAGAAGTGGATCTCCTTTGGCAAGTCCGCGCGCTTGATCCGCAAGAAGTCCGGGTCGTCCATCTCGGGGGAGTAGAAGGAGTAGTCCTCGAGGTTGTCGAGGTTGAGACGGTGCTGCATGTACAGGAAGGAGCGCAGAGCGATCTCGAGCTTGTCGATGAATCCGATCAGCGATGCTTCTTGGTCCTGCTCGGACTTCTGGACCTCGCGAGCGGTGGCGCGATCGCCGACGGGCTTGCCCGGTCGTCCGAGCTTCTCCTTCATGTCGTTCAGGCAAAGCTGGAACATCTCCAGCGCGGTGCGGAGGTCCCCGATCTGGACCTGGGAGAAGGCGTTCGATCCCTTCGTCGAGGTCTTGGAGCCCGGAGCGACAATGGGGCCTCCGTTCACGACGAAGTCCGGGTCGTTGCCGTCGTAGACGATCGGGGGTTCGATCTGGAGTTCTACTCCGTCCATGATCTTGTTCCCGAGCATCGTCGCCATTTTCTGCATCGGCGATTGCTTGATGATCGGCGAAAGGTAGTACGGGTCGCGAACGTCGAAGCGCTCGTAGCCCTTGTAGATGTAGGGCGAGTGCGGGAGCTTGGACGGCGCCATGTAGACGATGGTCCCGTTCGCCAGGATCGCCTTGTGGTTCGGGAAGTAGAGGTCCCCGTCCGCGCGCTCGATGTTGATGTCGCCGACGAAGGTCGTGAGCTTCACGTCCTTGGTCTTCTGGTCCTTGACGACGTGCGTGTCCTTCGAGACCTTCTTCCACTGAGAAGGCATCCATCCGTCATCTTTTGAGTTCTTAACGAGCCGCTCGGTCTTGTGGCGAGGCATGTAGGACTCGACGAACATCGAGCCCTCGTAGAACATATTCGTCCCGATCACCGAGGAGGACGGGTCGGGATAGCAGTTCCACATGGAGTGAGGAATCCACACGGGCGAGCCCATGGTCTTCGTCTTCGTTCCCCCGAAAATCAACTCCTGCTCCGACCAGTCCGCCTCGACCACGAAGGAGCCGTGGTGGAGCGCTTCCTTGATAGAGAGTTCGACCCGGTCCTTCAGGCCGAAGTCCTCGTGCTGCTGGGACATGAAGGCGCGCACGCGTCCGTTGACCGACTCCTGGAGCTTCGGGTTCTTGTCCTTCTGGCCCATCGGGTTGAGCGGGAGCGAGTCGTCGATGTCGGCGTGAGGCTCGTTCCAGAATCGGGATTGCGGGAAGACGATGCGCCGGATGTCGGCCGCGATGTTCTCCGATGCCTTGGAGAGTTCGCCCAGCTCGATGACGTTGTGCCATCCCATGTCGGGCTCGGCTCCGTCTCGAGAGACCTTGATGAGAGGCTCCATCTCGATCTGGCGATCGACCTCTTTCCACTTCCGCTCGGCCATCTTACGAAAGTCGGAGGTCTTGCGATCGAGCAACTCTTCCTTGAGGAAGGACTCGACCTTGGCCCAGTCCTTCTTCGTGATGCGGCGTTCCTTAGCCGGCGCCTTGACGTCGTCGTCGGATTCCGCGTCAGCGCTGCGCGCCGGGGCAACGATCCCGAGCTTCGCTTCGGACTCCATCGTCTTCGCTACCATTGGCGTAGTCCTTCACGTACGGTCTGGCGCGCAGGCCGCACGCTCTCTGTGCGGAAGTGGCGCTTCATCATGTGGGCGTAGCGCACCGCGCAGAGCAAGTCCTCGTGCATGCGGACGATCTTGCCCTTGAGGTCGCGGTGGTACATGCGCTTTTCCTTGAAGAACGTGGTGCAGGTGCGAAATACGCGGAAGCGCTTGGCGTACATATCGTCGAGAACACCGAGAACCGATGCCTCGACGGAGTTCCCGCCCTCGCCCTCGATCTGACCGATGGAGGGTGGATTCGTCGCTTTCCACGGGAGTAGGTTCATCCCCTTCGAGCGGTAGATGTTGTGCAGTTCGTCGCCCGATCCCTTCTCTCGGTTCAGTCCGTCATGGGGCCAGCACACGGGAACCCACTTCCCCCATGCCTGGAGAGCGTCGGCGTGGACGGCGGCCTTGTCGTCGGTGGTCTGGTACTCCGCGGTGACGTAGAACGTCCCGGTGTCGCGATCGAGGGCGCACTTCGCGGCGCTGAACGGATGCTGCGTCGAGATGCCGAAGTCGATACCTATTCCCTGCGGCCAGTGGCGCGGTATCTCGATCGGGTCGATGAGGAGGTCCTCGTCCGAGATCGGGTAGATCAGGCCGGCGCCTTGTAGCGGTATCCCCTTCGAGCGCATCTCGCGTTCGTGGGGGCGGAGCGCCGAGAGGCGCTGTTCCTTGATGTCGGGCGTGAGATGTGGCGCGTCGTCCCAGGTCGCGGTGAGGAGGGCCTGACCTTTGCGGAGGGATTCCATGAACGACGTCACGGTCTCGGTCATCCCTTCTTCGGGCGTCATCGAGCAGAAGATGATTGCGTTCTCGCGCAGGAGCGACGCGCGGAGGAGCTGAGACCAAATATCTGCGGGCGGTTCCTCGTCGGGCCACGATGCGTCGAACGCTATCCCTTGGAACTTCTTCCAGCCCTGCTCGTATGCGCGGAAGTAGACGCGCGACCACTGGCCCGAAACGTGAAGAACGCG